TCCTTGATTTGCTATCGCATGTTCAGCAAATGTAGAAGCACCTAACATCAATCAGCTTCCTCTATTGTATTGCCTTCAGCTACCCATTCTTGGATTGCTATGTAGTGTCTGTTAGCAGGGTCTAGTGGTACTGCCCATTTGGTGTCATCTATTGTTGCTAAAATACATTTATTTTCTTCTGAATATTTTGCTTTTGTTATATTCATATAAACCTCTTAAAGTTCTGATTCTGCTATGAAAGTATCTGCTGTTTCATCTGATACTAATCCACCTGATAAATAAGTATTACCAGCAGTAATACCACTATATCCTTCTATTCTCAGTAAACAGCTTTTAGTAGTGAGATATGTTTGTACTAACGAACCACTACTCGTATCTCTATTTGCAACACCAAATTCAAAAAATCTTTGATTTGCAGCAGTAAGGGATATTGAAGGAGCTGCTCTTTTTTGTGTTTTAAATTGAAAACCACACCAAATACCAGTAGTACTATTTGCTTTAGCAGGTTGACCTGCTCCTGTTACTTCATAATACCTTTGACACAAACCTAGTTCTTCCCCAAATGACCTATGCTCAAATGGTGTGGCTTGAGAGCCTACTTCTAGTTGGACTCCAGTAATAAAGAAATTGTTGTCTGTACTACTAAAAAAGCTATCTATTCCTGCTGCACGATTGGCGTTTGTAGCGTTAGCCCATGATGCTGTGTTTAATGTGCCACTTGTAAAAGTTGAACCACCATGAAGCCAAAAACTTAATTGCAAACTTGCAGCATTATCATCATCAAATGGACTAGACCCATCATCAACGTCAGCAGGAAATGTAAATTCATGTCTTACCCAACCTGTTGTAGTAGAAAATAACTTAGATATTTGTCTGCCGTTATCTAAATCATATAATTCACATACAAAATCAAATGCAGCACTAGCCTTAACATAAAAGCTAACTGTTATTTCTTTTGCACCAGTTGTACCTTTACCAATGCTTTGTAAATCCTGCCCTTCAAATTTTTGCAGAATCTGAAGTACCTCACCTGCTGCAATAGATGTATCTGCTGTAGTACAATCTAATTTTAGACAGTTAGCAGAAACACCATTAGGACCATCAGCAGTTTGTGACATTGTAAATCTACCAGCAGACGCATCATTTTCTGCCATCTGCCACCTATCACAAGTAAAATAACCAGTTGCCGCACCTAATCCAGTAACACTTGCACTTCTCTGTGCCACTTGCATTGCACCATTGATAACAATATTCCTTCGCCCACCAATCTGACTATTGGTTAGGACTTCACCCATCTTTGCTAATTCTGCTGCTTTGGTCATGCTGAGTCTCCGTGTAATGTTGCAAGCATATTGGTGTCATCTGTTAAAGAATCTGCATCACCATTACTACTTACACCTCTTATGGCAAAAGCACTTGTGGTAGGAGTAGCATCAATCATTTGTGACCTTCCTACTGAAGTAGTGCCATCATTTCCTGTCATCATAGAACCTGCGTAACTAGCATCTCCAAAATTACTTGTGAAGTTTAAAGTAAATCTACCTGCTGCTGTGTCAGTAAGACTTGCCATATTAAATGAATTAATTAATGCAGCAGTTGACGTTCCTTGAAAGTGAGTCCAAGCCTTTGCTGTTCCCTGATTAACAGTAGCCATAGGTGTTGAATTATTACTACTTGCATCTGTTAATGTGTTTACTCTTAATATACTAGCCATTATGCTAAATCTCCATGTGTAATCAATGAAAAAGCATTATCTACTACAGAAGTTGTGGCTTGTCTGTATAACTGAAGTCTTGCAAAAGTTGTTGCATCTGCATATTTTGTAGCTCCAAAAACATCTCCATTATTTCCTGCCATTACAAGAGAAGTAAAACCTATATTTGCATAAGCATTTGTAAAATTACAACTTGCGTCACCTGTAGAATTATCTGTAGTTGAAGCCAAATTAAAACTATCTTCAGCTGCACCACTACTTGATGCTAATGTAAAATTTACCGACCAACACTTTGCTAAACCTTGTTGCAGATTAGTTGTTGTACTATTGCCTTCACCTGTAACAAGTATAGAACCTGCTGTGGTTACACCTGTAAATTTATCTACTTTAAGTTCACTAGCCATTATGCGAGGTCTCCGTAAGTAAGAACACAATGATAGTCACCATCTTGAGAGCTAAAGTTATTATTTCCAGTTCCAGTTCCATACTGTGTTGTTGTCATCTCTTCTTCTCTCATCCAAGCTGAATAGCCAGCAGAACCATCTCCCCCAGAGTGAGAGGATGGACATTTTGCTTGAGAACGAGGATTTGTAACGTATAACTTAGTAGTTCCAGCACCAACATCAGTTAAAGAAGAATGATTAAAACTTTGACTGCTAATTACGCCTGTAGGATTAGTGGTTTGATAAGCTACATAAGATTTAGCTAAACTATCAACTAAATTCTGTGTAGTTGTTCCACTTACATAAGTAGAATTAGAGCCTTTTACCTTTACATTCGTGCCACCACTACCTGCTTTATCTACAATGGTGTCTACATTTAATTGACTTGTCATACAATACTCCAATATCCATTAACAGTGACTGTTGCACTTTGCGTTATAGGACCACCACTTACACCATTCTCATCACTATCTATTGTAATATCTGCACTGATTGTTTGTCCATTTAATCTTATAATACTATTGTTACCCTTAAATGGGTATCTTGTATCAGCTTCGGACTTTGTATAACTATTGGCTACAGTAAAGACATCATAGACAACCATTTCTACTATATCATTTAAACTCGCTGCTTGAACTAATACAACAGTTGTACCCGTTGTTGCCGTATAGTCATCTCCAGGTACTAACAATATTCCGTTTTGATATACATCCATATACAATGTATCGTTATAACTTAGTACAAGTGAGTTGGCATCCGATCCACTAAAACTGGTTTGTCCAGCCGTGGCTTGATACTGGAACCTGCTTCTTACACCAAAATTTTCTGATCTACCTATGTATGGCATTGTTTATTCCTTAACTCGGTTTAGTTGGAAACGATACATTGCCTAATGTAGTTCCATCCCAACTTGCAGTTTTATTATTAGCAGGTAAATCTCTAAGTGCCTGTCTATATGTTTTCCACGCATTTGTCATTGTATAATCAGATGCTGACATCCAATCTGTTTCTGCTAATAGTGCAGTTCTTTGTTTACGTAACTCTGTCATAGCTACTACACCACCATCTGCTAATGCTGTTTGTATTTGTGACCATGTTACATCTGGTTCACTTCCATCTTTTTTTGAAAACTTTTCTTTAAACTCTGTTTCATTAGTAGGAGTTCTTTTTAAGTACCAATCTCTTATATTAAGAACTCTCAAAGCTGAAATAATTAACAGTTGATTCTTCATATCCATTAAATCACTCCAAGTTTTATAAAAGTTATAGAGGTTTCTGCTTGATTAGCATCGCCCAATATTTCATTCTGGGTTGCAACAGAGTTGACTGCACCAAGTCTATAACGTAATCTAAACGTAGTCGTGTTAGATACTGTAAATATAGTTTGATGGGTAGCCCCTACAAAAGGATTTCCACCACCTACCGAGCCACCAGTATTATATACAACGGCTCTACCAGTAAAATTACTACCACTATCTGTGCTTATTTCTATTCTTGAATCAAAAGCATCTTGAGCATCTTCTGCATTTATTGATATTGTGAAAAGAACTAAAAATGTGCCAGTAGTTGCTGAACTAAATATGCCTGCACTTTCAGAAAAATTAGCTGCACCTAGTCTTGTGTAATCACCACTTTGTTCAGCCCAATTTGTTAAAGTTTGTGCTGCTCCATCACCTGCTTCATCAGCTTGTAGTACAAAAGTTTGTGCTCTCTGTGAAGATGCTGAGAGAGTAACCACACCACCACTAGAAATAGCTATTGCATCTGTATCACTAGCACTGCCTATGTTCCCTGCATCAGCAATGACTAAATCGTTTACAGTTCCTACACCTGCTCCTATTACTTTTGTTAATGCCATCCGTTACTCCTATGCGTATGGACTATCGCCTAATACACTTGTATCCCAAGCTGCTTTTAACTTAGCAATAGTATCTGCACTTGATATTGCACTTGCCGCAGGTGCATCTCTAAGAGCTTTCTTTTTTGCTACACTTGCTGCTTGTGCATCTGTGTCTGCACCTTCTAATGCTTTCATATACACGACATCTTCTGCTGCTAATAACGGAGTTCTAACTTCTCTAATCTTATCTTGAAAAATTTTTTTAGATTCAGTTAAATCTTCTGTTATTGTTTTACCAGATAATGACCACGCATTTCTAAAATGTCTGTCTGATGGCACTGTTGCATCTGATGCTGCTATGCTATTTCCATCTTTATCTACTATGTTTGTTGTTGCCATTTAAGCCACCTTTTCTTTCTGTATGGTTAGTTCTTCATTAATCTTCCAAGCATTTCGCCATACTCTAGTGCTAGGAAGCTGTTGTTTAGTACAAATAACCATTCTAGGTTTATTTGCTTTGTCGTAATCTTTCCACACATGTTGTGGAATATCTTTCATAATTAAATATTCTATAGCTCGTTCTTCTGTCATTGCCTCAATAGGCTTTGTGTTGTGAAGCAAATACCCTCTTGTATGTTTTACAAAATCTGGTTTTGCCTCATCCTTCTTTAACTCCCAGTATGCCTCAACGGGAGGTAAAATACCACCCTGCAATGCACAAGCCATCCAATTAGGATCTGGGTGCGTCACTTTTGCAGGTTCATCTGGTGTCTCTGGGTCTTCCCATACAACACAATATTCTGTTCTGTAAGGCTCTAGCTTTTCTTTTGCCCAACACAGTCTATCCCATAGATGTGTGCCTTGAAATTCTGGTGTTTCTATTGTCATGCGAGGTCTCCAAATGTAGCTACTGAGTGAGAAGAATCTACAGCACTAAAACTACTGTTCATTGTTGCGAGGTCTAAAAGAATCGTACTTGCTTCTGCTGATTTTGTCCTAACAACAGCCGATGCTCCAAGACAAATTCCTGCATTACACAAATAAAGAACTGATGTAGAAAAAGCAGCAGTTAAGCTATACTTATAATCTCCTGTGCCTTCGTCTACTCCACTTGAAACATTTAAAGAATCAAGTATAACGGCAGCATCAGTTGCAGCTACTGTCGTTTTTGCACTACCCTTTACAATATAATCTGTATCCACAGACTTAGCTGTTCCACTTATCTGTCCACTTGTTGATAATGTATCAAATGCTATTGTTCCGTTTGCCATTATGCTAGGTCTCCTGCTATTTGAACATGAAACTCATCAGGGTCCATTAAACTATTACTGTTACCAACCACAACTCTCATTTGAAAAGTTCCAGCACTAGATACGTTGCTACTATCTCCATAAACTAACCCATCCATTATACTATAACCACTCATACAACCATTAGCATTAGCCAAATCATTAGCTATAGTTACTGTATAATTTCCAGTTCCGTTATCTGTAATACCAGTTGTGTTAAAACTGTCATTAACTCCTACTGTACCACTGCCGTCTAAATTAGCCCATGCCTTTAACAACCCTTGCTGAATACTTGTCTGTGCTGAACCCTCACCTCTAATAGTCATAGAGTTTGCACTTGCACTAACTACAGGTGTTGAGCCAATGGTTATGGTTGTTGCTGTGGACTTACCTGTGATTGTATCTAATACTACTGTACTCATGCTAGGTCTCCGTGAAATAAAGCTGCCATACCATCAACGTCATAAGTAGCAAAACTAGAAGTATAAAAAATACATCCATAAGCAGAAGTTGTAAGGGTGTTATTGTCTCCAGAGTTAATAGCAAGACCAGCATCTGACCCATGTGTCCATTCACCATTTACTTGTCCAACGTAATTAGTATTTCCCATATTATTAGTTCTAGTTACAGTAAATCTACCAGTATCAGTATCTGTAATGCTACTATTGTTCAAACTGTCATCAGCAACAGCATCTGGTGCAAATTTTACCCAATGTTTAGCCAACCCTTGTTGTAAATTGGTAGTAGTTGAACCACCTTCTCCAACAACAGACATTGACCCTGCACTTGATACACCCTTTAGTTTATCTATAGCTATCTCTGATGCACCACCACGAGTTAGATATGTATCTACCTTTATTGTACTCATGTCACCACCAATCTTCCACCATCATTAATGGTCAATGTAATCCCACTGTTTACAGTAAGTGTTCCTGTTACCTGTGCATTTTCTGTGGCAAGTATTGTAGTATTAGCAGTCAAGTTTTGTGCATTAGTTCTAAACAAACCACCTGCCTTAAAATTACCTTTGTTCTCTGCGGCTGGTGTAACTGTGCCAGTTTGTGGTGCTAGATAATTTACAAAGATATTGCCCGTTCCAGAACTAGGTGCTGCTGAAAATGTTAAGGTTGTGCCGTCTGGAATAGTATAGGCAGCGGTATCTTGTACAACACCATCTACAGAAACCAAAACATCTTGTACTGAACTAACGGCAGTCGTTAATGTAAATGTGGTATCCGATCCATCGCCATTGAATCTTTGTACGGCAGTAGTCGTTTCAAAGTTTGTAACTGGTGATACACCAATAAAAGCCATTATGTGATCTCCATAATACTCAATGTTCCTGATAGCTTATCAGCTACGCTACAGTCCACAGTAATCTGGTCTGTAGTTTCTAATACAACTTTATTTCCAGCCATAAGTTCTAGGGCAGATCCAACTGGAATAGGTGCGTCTTTAACAATAACACTTGTGCCGTTTGCCGTATTGTTTGTTACCGCTCTGTTTGCAGTATCACTTACTAATCTAACTGTGGCAGTAACTTGAGAGGTATGTATGTTTGATAATACCAATCCAAGTACGATTGTTGTTGTGCTACTTGCTGCCGTGTAGACTACATACGGAGTTCCGCTTGAAGCAGGCTCGGCTGCAAAAGTAACGACTTTAAATGTATTTGCCATATTATTATCCTAACGCTATTGCTAATGCTGTTGCCTCGTCTGCTGCTAACGCTGCTGTTGTTGCACCTATATCACTTAATACTTCACTAGCACTTCTGCCTTCTATGGTTGTGCCGTCTACTCTTAAAAAATCATTATCTGCTACACCCGATCCAAACTGTGCTACATTTGTGTTCGATATACCTGTGGATAAAGTTGCAGTAGCAGTTACTGCCGTGCCATTTAACGTAATAGCATCTGCCTCTAATGTACCATCAAAGTCACCATCTACGGCATCTATATTACCTTTAAAGATTGTAGCTGTTACTGTACCAGTGCTTGGGTTATATGCAAAGTCACCATCAGATTCTAACCCTACGTTTCCAGTAGCAGAAGTATCTTCAATAAAAGGTATTAAGTTTTCTTCGTTTGTATTCTCATTATCTGCAACGCTTACATGATTTGCATTTGTAGCCGTAGTAACTGTTGTGCCTGCAATAACTGTAGCTAAAGCAGTTCCACCAACAGTAATAGCGTCAGCTTCTAATGTTCCGTCAAAATCTCCATCCACTGCGTCAATATTGCCTTTAAATATTGTAGCCGTTACAGTTCCAGAACTAGGATTATAAGAAAGATTTCCATCCATCTCCAATCCTACATTACCAGTGCTTGATGTTGCGTCTTCTACAAATGTAATTAAGTTTTCTTCGCTTGTGCTTTCATTATCTGTAACCAAAACATGAGAAGAGTTTGTTGCGTTGGTTGCGTTGGTTGCATTTGTTACTGTAACACCTGCGATAACAGTATTTAATGCTGTGCCATTAACTGTGATTGCATCTGCTTCCAGTGTTCCATCAATATCAACGTCACCAGAAATATCTAAGTTTGTAAATACTGATGTACCTGTTGCTGTAACAGTTCCACCTACCGATGCGTTTCCACTTGCATCTAGCACTATTGTTTTTGTCGCAGGTAAAGTACAGAACAATGTTCTTGTGCCAGATGACCAACTTACTGCGTTATTTGAATTAGAACTAGATATGACTGTCGTTCTAGCTAATGTAGTTCCAGAAGATGTAAATGTACCCAAACCAACTTCAAAGTCTGTACCATCAGTACAACAATAGTAAGTTGTATCAGAATTACTTAAATTAGTAGTAAACGTCTCAAAGCCTGCAACGGCACCACCTAAAGTATATGTGCCAGTGCCAGTTGTGGTGGTAGTTTCCTTTACTCTGTCTGATATTACTAACGCCATTACTTCAACTCTATTGTTAGATTCCCTGCATTAATTCTAAAAATATCTCCAGAAGCTATAACCTTACTAGCATCCAAAGCTCCTACAAATAATATATTACCACTGCTTGAAGCGTCTACAACAAACACATGTGTTATTGTATTGTTTGTTCCACCCGATGCTGGAAACTCAATGTTCGCTGCATTAGTTGCGGTTTGTGTATCTGTTGAATCTGCTCCTATAGTTGTCCAACCAGAAGCAGCTACTTGTTGCCTTGCGTAGTTTGTAAAGTTTGCCTCTGTGACAGAACCTGTTTCAGCCGCACTTACTGCCGTTGCAAGTCCTACATAAATACTATCTCCAGGGGATGAAAAACTAAGAGAGTTATTCTTGAATATATAATGTAATATTCTTCTCTCTAGATAATTGGTTGATGCATTTGCTGTTGCCATTTTTTACTCCTAAGTTCTTGGTCTTGATGGTAGACCAACTCTATATCCGTCTGTGTTTTCTCTTGCTTCACCTAAGTCTTTTAGTCTCTCTAAATACTGTCCGTACAATCCATTATAGCTTTGTATAGTATCTGGCTCACTCTTCATAAAGATAGAAGCCTCTACCAAAGAACCATATAACAAAGCAAACGGAGCGTTTGTACTAATCCAAGTTGTACCACTGTCGGCACCTGCGGTCAAACTAGCTGGTCTAAAGTAATAGTTTAATTGTAGTGTATAATTAGAGTTTGGAGTAGGTGCTACTATAAAATTATCTTCGTCAAATCGTGCATAGTATTTTGGAACTCCAGTTGTAGAAGAACTAGGTGCATACTCTCTTATAAAGTTTACATCCTTCTGAAGTAAAAAATCTTCAGAACCAGACGTTGTTATCTGCAAAGAAAACGAAGCTAGGTAATCAGCAGGTACTGTTAAAAAAGCATCAGATGATGTAAACGCACTTGTTACATTTTTTCTAAAAATATCTAAATCAATACTTTTAAAAATTTTTTCTTCGGAAGCTTTAATAAAATTAGGTAAGTTATTGACAAAAGATGTTTCACTATTATCTGCGTAATCTTGTATTGCTGTCTTTAATGTTGCTAATGTAAAACTCATTTATGTCCCCAATGTAACTGGGCCAGCAGTAATTCTACCACCACCACCTTTTACTCCACTTGTTGCCGTACCACTACTAGCAGAAAAACTATATCTATCGTCATCAACCTTAGTTATACTATAGCCACTTGCACTTTCAAGTATAGCTTTTGTAAATCCATCAAAGCTAGATGCATTTCTAAATCTAACAGTATCACTTGTTGACCTACCATGAGATGGTTCCAACACTGTTATCACGGCACTACTAGCTGTACTAGTAAACGGATTCAAACCAAGAAGATTCTCTACGGTCACTTCTGTCCTTCCGTCAACTCGTGGTTGATACAAGGCTGTCGGATCTGGTCCAGGATGATTAGGTTGTAACTGTGGATGTTTAGCTTCATACTCATCAGGTCCTACTTTCAATCCATTCCATTCTGTTTTCATCTCTCTCAAACGATAACGAAAGCCAGATCTATCTGAATATCCCCATGATTTTTTTCCTGTTGCGTATCTTGCCATATTAGTAACTATAGTATGTCATGCTAGGTGTTAATTTTAAAGGAGTGCTATTTGCATCCTCGGCTGCTGCTCGTTGAAACTCTTCTTCATAAACGGCTTTTAATAATTGAACCCTATCTGGTGCTCTTTTCATTGCTAAATAATAAGCAAGACCTGCGACAGCACATGGTAAAAATCTAAATGGAGCATCGGTTGTATTGATTAAAGTATCTGCATCTTGAATACGTCTTACATAATAATAAACAAGAGTATATGTAGCATTTGGTGTTGCCCACAAAGTTATTGTAGGAGTAACTTGTCTATCAAAGAAATATTGACTTGGTTGACCAGTAGTCGTCTTGTTCGGAATAGTTAGATACTCACTTCGACTCATTTGAGTTAAAGTAAAATCAGTACCACTGCTATTTCTTAAAACAACTTCCAAAAGATCGACATGAGTAGCATCGAAAGAATAAGTTGCCGTACCAGAAGTAATAGATTTAGTGTCTTGTGTAACTGTCCACATGTTCAGTCCTCTGTTTGCCCAATCAGCAAACATAAGGTTCATAGAACGTCTAGCAGTTTTTGCATCATAGCCAGTACGCATCTCTAAGCCACAACGCTCATAAGCCTCTTCTATTATTTCACCGACATCTAAGTCGAAATCTCTTGAGTTTGAAGTTGCCATTTACTTCTTCTTTCTTCTTAACGACTTTACTCTTCTAGGTGCACCTGCTGGTTGACCTAATTTATTCTTCTGTCTTATTCTACTACGTTTTTCAGTAGAAGTCATCTCCGAAGCAGTTTTCGGAGTTTTCTTAGACACTCTTTTAGTTGGACGGCAATAAGGCGTACCCCTCTTTTCACCTTTTTGACGACCACAAGCTTTGCCTGTTTTAACATCTTTCCAATCCTCCTTAAACCATCTCTTTAAGGCTAATCCTTTTTTTGTTTTTCTAACAGCCATTATGTAATCTTTGTTTTTTTACGTCTTTCATTTAAAACATTCCCACAGCCTCTTGCAATTTTAGGATTGTTTGTTTTTCGTTTTCTATATGCTTTACCATTTGATGCTTTTATAACAGCCTGTTTATCTTTAACATTTTTTATGGCATCTAAAAGACCACCGTCTTTTTTCTTTGTCTTATTACCATAATTTGCCGCACCTACCTTGCGACACTTTGCAATGGCACCTCCAGCATAAGCACTTGGAAAAACTTTAAACCTTGCTTTTACCTTGTGATAACATGCGTCTTTTGGCATTTCTTAACTCCTCAAATCCACTGACCCTATAACATCTACAAGACCATTTTTTTCGTCCACATTTTAAACAATACTTAACAGGACTTCCTTTGAATATTTTTTGTTTTTCTTTTTCTCTTTTTTCTTTTTCTATTTCCACTTGAAACGGACTTTGAAATCTGTTTGCTCATCGAGCTTCTCGACATGACCATTTGTGTTTCTCCTAATAAAACTTTCCCACAAAGGCTTTATCATTTTGTGGTTTTCAGAAACTTTCATTTCTGTTAACGCTGTTCTCTTATCTACTTCAATAAGAGTTGTAACTATCCAAACAATAGAACCCGCAACAAGAATTACAGAAACACCATTTATTAATTGTTTTATTTTTAGCACTTCCATCTACGCCTCGCTTGTCTTAAACGACTGTTAGGATTTTTTGCAGCTTTAGGAAACTTTTTCATTTGCCCTGCTGATCGTGCACAATAAGATTTGCGTCTGTTTGCAGCCTTGCTACCTTTTTTCACTTTACCAGTAACAGCTGTTTTTAGTTTACTACCGGGATTATCCCTACGATATTTAGCAACACCCTTTGCAGTCATTCCCGCTCCAGATTTAGTGGAGCGGAAATATTTTTTTGTCTTAGGCGGTTGTTTGTCTCTTTTTCTAGTCATTACGATAAGAATATAGTCAACTTGTTACCGCTGCCAGTGAACGCAGATAGATACGCACCACTCTCTGCTAATATACCATTGTCTGGAATATTAAGAGTATGTAATCCAGTTGGAAAACTTTGCACTATCAAGCTAGATCCACCATTACCGTCTGTTATAGTAAGAGCACCAGCAGAATTACCAAATACGACTATTTGTCTTATTCTAGATCTTGCAGGTCCTACCACAGCAGCGGAGGCTCCTTGATTCACATTAAAGGCTTTTACGTCAGATCTTGATCCTGCCATTATAACCTCCTATTAAGCTGCATATCCCATTAATTCAATGAATAACTTACCTGCTGTGTAATCTGCATCAGTTGCAGCTCCAGTTGTTAAGTATAAGAATTGATCTGCGGCTGGAACGGCAGTAAAGTAAACTTTACTTCCTAATGTTGCGTCACCAGAGTTAACTAGCAATGTTTCTGTTAAATCACCAATAGCTCCGTCTTCAACACCAGTACCTTCTGTTGCAGAGTGTACGTTAATGTCTGGATCACCACCTGCTGGTGCTTCAAAACACTCCATGCTACCTGTTAAGATTGTACCATTTCTTGCGGCAGTTATTTGACCAATGTGACAAACCAATGCAGTTCCGTTTACACCAATAATATCAGCTCCACCAGTTGATCTCAAACCAGTTAAGTCAATTAAAATTCTTGTTGTGATAATCCCACCAACTCTTTGAACAGAGCTTCTGTAGATAGTTCCAGAGCCAGTTGTTATACCAGTTCCAGCTTCTACTGCCATTGTATTCGCATCCATAGATGCAAAACCACTTGAGTTAATGCTTGATTGTGTAGTAATTGCTCCAGTTGTAGCGTCTTTACTTATTGTAGTAAAACCACCTTCAGATCGGACTGGACCCGAAAAAGTTGTATTAGCCATATCAATCTCCTTGTCTTGGCAAATGTCAGTTACACCATGTAACTGTCAAGGTTTAGTTTATTATACACAAAAAAGGGCAGTATGTAACTGCCCTTTTGTTTAAATTGTATTTAAGCTTACGCTCCTGGTGAACCAAACACGGCACGAGGATCAGAGAAACCAAAAGAATATCTTTCTCTTGCCTTATATCTCATGTTTCCTGTCTCGAAATCTGGATCCATAGCAGTAGCCATAGCCATTCTCTCAAAATGTTTTAGACCATTTGGAGCATCTGTCTTAATGAAGAAAGCATCTGTATCAGTCAAGAAGTCATTGATCACATAACCATTTGGTAACATGCCCATTGACTGCACAGCGTTGACATCGTTGTCTGCTGTTCCTGGTCTCATATTAGAAGCCATCAATCTTTCTGCTACAAATTGTAACTGACGAGGTATAATTAACTTCATGCCTCTTAGTGCAATAATTAATCCACGCTCATCTGTAAAACCTGCAATATTGATTAATGCATCTTCTAAAGATGTTTCGTTAAGATCTGCTGCTGCAACATTGTCTAGAGTTCCACCATTTGTTAATGGGTGATCTGCTACAC